AACAAAATTGACCAACCATCTTTATGCCACAACAAAAACCCAGCCGTGCTGGGAAAATTTGCAGCACTAAGCTAGTGTTATGAGTGAACTAAAAATAATTAAGTCACGGATTAACTAAACGAATCTAAAGCTTTAAAGATATACAGACTAATGGATAAGCCATAAGGTCCGGAGCATTTACGTTGATACTCAGCAAAGACAAGTTAATTGTATCATATGACGAGCCACACTTATAACCTCTAAAAGGTGATGGGTACCCCATTACAATTAAGTCGCCTACACACTCCCGTGTGCCAGGTGTCCCTTTTTAACGTCACAAAGGGCAAACGCTACTGACGGTCGTGGACAACCAATTAAGGTAAGCCACGCTGCGTTCAAAAAAGTAAGTCAAGACGACCAATAAAGGTAATCTATAAAGCCAATACATATATAAGAATAATCAAACAGATCAAACAAACAAAGTATGAACAAGCAGAATTCAAACAAAAGTTCAAAAAGCAAGGTTTAGTCACTTACGCAATCAAAGTTTATTTATCAAAAACGATATTTAAAAGAGATTGATGGAAATTTATAAAAGTCAAATTCCTACCCCGAATTAAAAACAAAACTGGTAGGTACTACAAAAGTAGGAAGGTGAACGGTCGGTGATTGAGATTTTAGGAAACAATATTTTCCATAGTAGGGCAGCCTACAAAATAAAAAAGACGGGCTGTCTCACCGAGAGATCGAAAAAGAGAGTATGCAAAATTACTATTTTCTTGTATGCGTAAGTTAATATCAAGAGTGGCAATATTTACATAAAAAGGATTTACACTAATAGGTTCACTAGTATTTCGAGAAGTAAAAACAGATGAGTGCATGTTGATATATGGAATATCGTATTGTTGGAAAGGTTTAATAGCTAAATTAGAAATATGCTGAAAATTATCCCAATGGGGCAAACTAGAATAAGCATTATAACTTTGAGTTTCTACAGTTCTAGGAAATCTTATTGATGCTATAGCAAGATTAGGGTTATTAGCTGCATTAGTTGTAGCAAAAAGAATACGCATATTACCTCTAAAGAAAAAGAAAGTATTTGAAATATAACTCATTTGGTCAAGTATAGATCCTAAATTAGCTTCATCCCAAGTCATTGAAGGTGAGCATGCTATACGACAAAGACTTTTCCAATTAAAATCAGCTATGCCAGGATTAGTACCAACAAAATATATAGGTCTACTTAAAATTTTCTTTAAATCCATATGATAATTTTCTTCTACATTAGTTTCCCTAGTATAGGATACTGCTTTCATTTCTTTAGATCGTGGCAATTCAGTGGCAAGCTCAATACCTGATGTAGAGCTATCGCCTTCAAAATCACCTTCCGCAATCAAATTAGCTGGTGCAATAAGTGTATATTTAGGAGATGTACGAGGAAAAGATAAATTAAAATTAGAAGCTGCATTTACTTTAAGATTTATATCTATATCATTAGGCAAACCACTACCAACAGTCAATTCATTTAAAACAAAGAAAACTAATCTACCTGTAGAAGAATCAGGATGGTAAACATCATCCCAATCTGCTCTAGGCACAACTCTCCAAGGTGTATTAGCTGTATAAGGAATTCTAATTTTAAAAGTATGTGAGGTTTTAAGATCTAAAATAAAGCCAGGATTTGAAAAAAGATATGAATCATCAATACCACCACCATACTGAGGTACAAAAGTGACACCAATCTGGCCCCTATGAAATTGAGTGCAAATAAAATCTATAGTAATTTCTATATCACCATTCCAGCGTTCATACATCCAGCTAAAATAAGTTAAGGGAGATGGATGAGTAGCAGTACCCTGTACATCTCTAAATGTATGTGGATTAATATTTAAAGTATCAATTTGAGTACGTGCGACTTCAGCTGTAGTCCAATTTAAAAATCTAAATAAACTAGGTTTAGCTAATATGGTTTTAAGATGCATTTCATCTTCATTAGTTGGAAAATATTTAGGTGGCATATCACATTGAATACCCTGTTTTAAATCTAAAGTTACTGAAGAAACTTCACCTACACCATGAGTTGTATCTTGTATAGTACGAGCATTACTAGCAAGATGTTGAGATGTATGAGAACTACCACTCAAATCACCAGCTTGAGCTTGGAAACCAGCATGTTCAGCTGTAGGATTATAAACATGAGCATTTTCAAAATGCATATATACATAATAATTAAGAGTAGGAGAACTACCAACAGCAAAACGCAAAGTATTTAGAACCATAATTTGAAATTTACCAATAAGACCAAGTACAGTATTATCATAAGTGTCTAAACATGTAACAAGATGAGAGTATGGTATTCTAAGTTCTTGAACCATATTGGTTGAAGCATCTAATTCTACATTAGGTAATTGAGAAGCACGAACAACTGTAGCTTGCACTCCGTAAACAGGACTCCAAAAAGCTATAAGTCTACCTTGATGAAATGGAGTTCCATTAAATTGTATGCGAATAACTAAATCACCTGATAAAAAAGAGTAATTATCAAGAATCATTCTAATAGGATTAAAAGTAATATCTTTAGGCATATTAATTGTATGCAAAATTGAATTTCTAACAAAAGTAGCATCCCAGGTACCACTATATATAAGAGTAGATTTAGAAAGAATACTAGAAAGATATTTAGTTTGTTCTGGATTAGCTGTTAAAAATAAAGAAGAAGGGTTAGGTTTTTGTCCGGGAACCGCAGTTTCCGGTAATGCGCGTGACTCATCGAGAAAAGTAGTCAGATCGTGAGTCACACTAGTATTATGTTCAATAGGTACATTAGTTGCAAGAGCGAAGTTTATTGTAATTATTTAACAACAGACAACAAACACACTATGAGGAGCAATCACACAGCGCAAACAAACTTGTTGTGTTACACGGGCATTTCCTCCTCCCACAAGCCAATTCCATCTTTGTAACGAAAGTACGTTGCAAAATCATTTCTCATACCTGCATAATACTTTAACAGGGCATGAGCAATTCTTCTTGGCATGCATGGAGGCATAATAAGCACGTGCAACGTTCCGGCAATCGGAACCGCTTTCCAGTTAGAGCCACACCGATCTCCGAAGAAAAAAGTATAACTCCCATTGTCCGTTACAACAAGACCCGGCGTGAGTCTTGAGGCCATTTGTCGCTTGTAAAACGTTCTACAAGCGGGAACGTCCAGCTGTGAGGTAGCTGTAAGTTGTTTGCTGCACCAGCGACTATAGTAGTAGCTAAAATCCTTATAAACATACTCTGGTGCAATTTTACGCAATTTGTCCACATAACTTTTGTAGACATCTTCACCATAACCAATAAGAGACTCCAGAGCTGAATCAATTTGTTGTTGCAAAACAGCTTTTTCTTCGCCTTCAATAGCCATTGTCCATCGTAACGAGTTTTCGATAATAGAAATGTCGAGACGGCCAAAAATGCCATCACTTGTACTGTGGAAGTCACGTTTTAAAAATCGACAATCATGTATATCTTTAAACTCATCAGTCAAGGCAGACTTGTCCCCATTGGTCATAGTAAATCCAATTTCCGTGAGCCAATCATTCACTCGAGCTGGTGTGAAGTAAGGTTGCAGCTCACTGCTTACAGTCATGATAACGTCATCGCCATACACATGCAAAGACACGTGTTCGTAAAAGTCATAAAGACCGTAATCCAATTTGTTGTCTTCTATGCAACGTTGAAATGCATAAAGATGGATTATCCAATTGAAGAGCGAGTTGAATTCAGCAGTTCCAAAGCAGCCAGATGGTAAGCCGCCTACTCGCCTATAAGCATTGCCCAAACACACAAATGTAGCATTAGCAAACTCGTAAAGGATTCGATCGCGCTTGTGGTCACTCTTGCCGTCATACAAAGCGTTGATAACATCAGCTGCTATTCGATACAGTGAGAACGAAATTGAGCCATCCCAATTTGTGAAATCAGCCTCAATTGCTTTGTCAGACATTGCTATAAGATCATCATAAAGCAGTCCCCAATCATTTCCAGTTGCGTCAATACCGACAGTACTAGGTGTCACAATGTAGTTGTCATGCAAAAAAGCGACAAAATCTCCAAGATATTTCCGAGATAAAACTACAAAGGGTTTGTTGGAGCCCATAAACGTCCTAGTTTTGCCAGCTTTGATTTTCTCCAAAGGTCGTGTTTCATCCTTGAGTAGCAACGAAAAGAAAGCATCTGGTCGTTTATCTTTTTCAATGTCTTGTTCCATTTTGTCAACTTCTTCCCTCAAGCGAGGTCCAGGTAAAGGCAAATTTTCTTCACCACGATTAAAAAGCTGTATGCCAGTGAAAGGATACCCATTAGAACTTGTAATATTCAATGAGGTGTACCCCAAACGTTTGTTTCCTTCAGCATCCATTCCACTAACAGCTTCATCAATTGTGGAGTCAGTAAACTTTTCTCTACCATGCTTAGACATCACATTTTGAAAATATGAGATCAAATGTTGTGTGATCAAATATTGCATATTCCTGTCCATAACGTATTGTTTGCTGAACATCTTTTGTGAGTTGAAACATATGATATTTCTTTTTTCCACATTGCGAGGATCCTTGGTATGCAAAATAGCAGGTTGCTGCGTCTCTTCAAAATGCTCATTAAAAATGGTTGGTTTAATAGATGTTTCATACGGAACAAAAGCTGGTGGTTGTATTTTGCCAAAACAATCAGCCTGCGCAAACAAAGTACGATTAGCTTGTCCAGTAACATTAGCTGGCACATAGGGTTCCTCAGAGAATTTTGACAGCCTCAGAGAATCTACATGCGTTAGCATATCGCCGGTAAATGGTTGAGCAAAACCTTCCGATCCATTACCTGCCGCGTGAATTCCAATTAACTTTCCATTTCTAGTCAACAACAAAGAGCCACATAATCCCACTCGCGTATCAAGTTTATAAAAGAAACCACATGATTTGATAGGCTTAGCTTTATGCGAATAAGTCAAATTAACTTTTGAAACTTCTGCCAAGTCATAGGCACTACGCACATAATGCACTTCACCATTAGCAAACTCTTCTGAATTGTCAGATGCTGTATAAAACCTGGCATTGCTGTGCTTTGGTCGGTCTTCAGCTAACATGTTTTGTTTCAAGTTACTAATGCCAGAAATATCATATTGACAATAACAAAGATCACGTGCCAAATCGCGGTAGATAATGTTCTGAGTGTTATGTTGTACAAAGTAATTCGTCTTACTACCCACGAATTGTAATTCTTTTTTACCATCAGTCATGATATGATTCGGAAAGACAAAAATACCACTGCCAAGAGCCAAGATAGTGCATGCATTATTTGTTTCTGCACTAACACAAGTAAAAAGTCGTCCATGCCAATACTCCAAAGTATGGTCGCCAAGTGTCTCCAAAGTTTCTTGTTCGCCAATGGTAATTTCATCGCCTTGAGCAGTCATGTTCCTCCGAGGTCGCACAACTTTGACTCGAGCATTAGCTACAGCTCGTCTTTTAAATTTTTGATCATACTCGCCAGAAGCTCCTTGTGCCCGCATAGTAGCATCACAACTACGAAGTAAAAAGTATGCTCCGACACCAATGCTAGCCACCATAACAAGAAGGCAAACTGCTGCTTTGTGTTTTTTCAAAAACTCCATAAATTCACCAAAAGCTTTCTTGACATGCTTTGTAAATTTAGTGTCGTGCCGCTCCACCAATGTCGAAGGTATTTGTAAATCACAAACATATTCTTCTTGAATTTCAGGTTCAGGGTACAAGAAGGAAGCGATAAACTTGACCACAGTGTTGCAAATTGACTTGAGATAAGGTTCTTGCATTTCCGGAAGCTGATCAAGATCCATTTCATTGTCGTCAATTATGTTTGGAATGGACCCTTCATTATCAGTATAATCGCTTTCATCGGAAAATTCAGAATCGTCTGGTCCTTCGGCATGCATAAGTTTTTCAGGAATAATTGGCTTGTACACATCATGAATAATAAAACTAGAAGCTCCTTCAGTGTCAATCTTCAGGTTCTCAGAAGGTTCATGGTCACTTGTTGATGCGCTTTCTTCCATAGGAGGTTCATATTTTCCAAATGTTGATCTTTTGCTAATAACTCCAGCATCAAAAGTTGCCACATGAGTTGTTCTAAAAGAATAATCATCTCCATAGAAAGAACCTTCACTTTCAACTTCGTAACAGGACTGAAATTTCGCTTCATCTTCATTTTCGATAAATCGTATTGCAGCTTCAATGTCTTTTGCCAAAGGATCTTGTGTTATATGGTTTTCAACATGTTCCTCGTATAAGAGCCTCATATTCCTGAAGAAAACTAAAGAGCTCATGCAATCAGACCAAGTAATTTTGGAATCACCTTGTTTGACGCCTTCAAGCTTCTTCATAGCAGTTCCTTGAATTCGAGTAAAATACTTTATCGGATACACTTGTGTGTTACGCAATTGAAAGCAAACTTCACCATTTGTAGATTTCATCATTCGGGCAAACACTTTGAAGCGTCTCTCAAAAGCTGCATATGAGGTGATGCCATGAGGACGCAAAGCTTCACCATTACCAGTAGCAATCACAAATTCAGAAGTCATAGGCCTACCCTTGTCACTAACAGCTGCCATATTAACCGTGTAACTTGCACTACTAATAGCAGTGAAAAGCTCAGTAACTCGTGCATCTTCAGTTGCTTGGCAAAGATCATCCAAATGGAGTATAGGTTGTCCATAATAGCCAGACCAAAAAGGTTCACATGTTCGTTGATATGAAGAAATAGATGTTCTTCCTGAAAGTTTTGCCAAAAAGGGTTCCATTTGTCTCGCAAGTCTTGTTTTTCCAACTCCAGGTGTTCCACAAATGTAAATGCCAAAAGGCTCATTGCGCTGTGAAACTTCTTTAAGTGCTGCTCGTATAGCATCAACTTTTGCTGAAAGGGCATGCAAAATACCAGATAACGGATTATCAGAAGCAAGTTTAGCTGGCATGCTAACTTCCCAAGCAGCCACTAATCGCTTGGCTTCATCACGCAACGTTTTGTTTTCCATCATATTTGCAATTTCAAACTTTTCAATGTCTTTAACAAGCTGTATAACCATTGGATCTCGACCCAAAGCAATTGAAGTTGCAAAATCAGGGAAAAATTTCAACAAAAGAACTCCAACCGCATTTGAAATATTGCGTGCTAATGCAAAAGAGCCATTGAGTATACCAATAATTTTGGAAGTGTAATCCAAAGCTCCAGCTTGGGCTTGCATATTTGGTTTCTTCCTCATGAAAAACGTCGTGTAGAGTGAAAGGACGGTAGACAAAATAGAAGCCAAAGAATTTGGTACTACAATATTTGTTTGTACACCATCAACAACTTTAGTAGTATGGAAAACAAAAGAGAACGTATTAAGAAAATTTTGGAAAGTTTCAGTTAGCAAATGTTTCTTTTCCATAGTCTGAGCCATCCAGTTGCGAAGAAAGAAGTCAAGTGACGAGCAAAAACAATGCATCAAATTGCCAATGAAGTCAGGAAAAGTATAGCGTTCTGCAAAGTCACAAAGACTCCGAAAAATACTTTCTTCTATTCCCAAAATAGCGCAAGTCATCTTTATTGCATCTTTTGCGATATTTTTAATTGTCTTCAAACAAATATCAAAGGCAAACTTAAAAGTCGTGGTGAGAATTTTTTCCAATGAAGACTTAACAACTTCCATAATTGCTGAAATAACTGTAGAAACGCCACTTACTACTGTTTTAACTCCACTGAATTCAAGTCCTTGTGCTTCAAAATCAGAAACATCCATTTCACTTGCAGAATCAGA